CTTAACTCGTCTCATCAAGGCAGTTCCGCACCTCGGGGGAACCATTGAGCCGCAGATACACGCTGAAGAGCGCCCACATCTTCAAGTGGGTCATGAAAAACCCAGGCCGGGGCGCCCCCTACGGATACGACAGCCTGGCGGAAGCCAGTGGCTGCGGATCCGGCCTCATCGAAAAGCTCGCCACCGGCCGGCAGAGAACCGCAGATATGGAAGACGCCCACTCCCTCGTGGAGTCCCTCGGCGTCGCCCTCCTGGTCCTCTTCGCGCCTCCGGCGTCTCCAGAACTGGACGATCCGTCTCCCCGTATACCCCCCACCTCTAAGGAGTAGACCAGTGCACAACAGGAAGGGACCGAAGCAGCGGGCGCCCGAAGGGTGCCTCTGGATCGAAGACGCCGCCCCCTACATCGGAGTCACCCTCGCAACGCTCCGCAAGTGGCGCGTCAAGGGCAAGGGCCCCACGGGCTACAACATCGGCCGCTACGTCGCCTACCGCATTGCGGACCTCGACGCCTACCTCGAAGGCCAGTACCAGGCCGCCATGACCCCGGACCCCACACGCCTCCTGGAGTCCCGCCCCGCCGAACCGCGCAGGCCGGCCCGCGTCGCCGCTTAGAGCGGCAAAGAGGCCGCCCCGTAACCGCCAAGCCCGGGACGACCTCGATCGAGATCCACCTCCACCACTGAGAAGGAAGGGGACCCCGTTGTCCTCCATCATCCCATCGGACGGATCATCCCCGTTCGACAGCACCAGGCACCTGGACGATGAAGGCGAGCACTGGTTCGCCCGCGAGCTGATGCCGCAGATGGCTTACCCCCGCTGGCAGCAGTTCGAGCCGGTAATCGAGCGCGCCATGGCTGCCGCTCGCAACACGGGCCTGGACCCGTTGGAGGTTTTCAGGGTCATCCCTAAGAACCCCTCCCGCCAGGGTGGCCGACCCGGCAACGACTACCGGCTGACCCGATACGCCGCGTACCTGACTGCCATGAACGGTGACCCGCGGAAGCCGGAAGTGGCTGCCGCGCAGACCTACTTCGCGGCGAAGACCCGCGAGGCCGAGGTCGCGCAGGCCCACCAGTTCATGGTCCCGACGACATTCGCCGGCGCACTGGAGCTCGCCGCCCGCCAGGCCCGCGAGTTGGAAGACATCCGGGCGGAGAACACGGAGCTCGTCGAAACGAACTCCCGCCTCTCCCCGAAGGCCCGCGTCGCCGACGACTACGAAGCCAACCCGGGCATCACGCCGACCGTGTTCCACAAGACGCACTTCCCCGAGGTGGGGGAGCGGGACTTCTTCGAGCACCTCTACCGCAAGGACTACCTGATCGACCAGCGGAACACCCGCTGGGACGAGCGGAAGAACGAGTGGAAGGACGGCCCGGAGCACGCGCATCCGACGGCGAAGGGCAAGCGCTACTTCTACCTGGCGCCCAAGTTGGACCGGAACCGGGTGCGCCGCCAGCAGACCCTCGTAATCCCTGGCGAGGCCGAACTGGATCTCGTGGCCGCGCTGGAACGCGATGGTCTGCCGTCGCGGAACCGGCCAGCGATTCCGGGTGCGCAGGTTGTCCGCCTGCCGCAGCAGCGCCACAACGGCGGTGCGGCATGAGCGACTACGCCTCCTCTCTGGCCCGCTTCAAGGCCGAGACCCGCAACCACGAGCTGACCGTCCTGAAGGACGAGGGCATGTACCGACACCTGGTCTTCACGGACCCGAAGGGCAGCTTCTACCGCTTCGACCTGGTGACCTGGCCGAACAACCTCTTCGTCCGTGGTGACGGGATCAGCTTCGGCTTCTCCATCCACCCGACGGTCGACCTGTTCCGCCTGTTCCGTGAGTCCAACCACGGCGACATCAACCCCGGTTACTGGCAGGAGAAGGTCACTGCCGGCCGAGGCGACGTCAAGGACTGGTCGGAGGAGAAGTTCCGCACCTGGGTGATGGAGGAAGCAGTCGGGGCCGAGGCTTGCTACCCGGGCGCCGTTGCGGCGGTCGGCCAGCAGATCCTCCACTCCGAAGACCACAGCCTTGAGTACCGCGGGACCGCCGAGTACGCGGTCGCCTCGTTCAGCCACGGCGACTTCCGGCTCAGGATCCCCGACACGTGGGAGCAGTCCTTCGACGACTTCTCCTGGGAGTACCTCTTCGCCTGCCGCGCAATCGTCTGGGGCATCCGCCAGTACGACGCGACGGTCTGCGGCTCGCACTGCCCGGAGCACCTCGACCACTACTGCCGCCGCTCGCCCGTTCACCAGCCCGGGATCTGCCGCGACGTGAAGCAGAAGGGGCAGGAGTCCTGCACCTGGGACCCGGCCAAGAAGGCGGTGCTCCGGTGACCAGCACGATGGAGTGGATCCGCCGCCAGTACGACGTCCCCGCCCGTCACGGCATGCGCATCGAGTACGACGGCAAGCCCGCCACGATCATCGGCGCGGGCGGCGGCTACCTCCGCTTCCGCATCGACGGCGAGAAGCGCCGCACCATCGGCCACCCCTGCTACCGGATCGTCTACCCCGCCGTCCCCGAGCCGGTCCGCCCGCGCGGTTGGTGCAAGCACTGCTGCAAGGACCGGGCCATGACCCGCGAGGGCGTCATGGGCAACCACCGCTGGAACGGCAAGAACTGGTCCGAGCCGTGCCCCGGATCCGGGAAGCCGCCGTGGAAGCCCGTCCGCAACCAGACGCACCCCGGCGAGCAGCGGACGGAGGTGGCCTCATGACCGCCTGCGGATGGAACCCCGTCGATGCCACGACGGACTGCGACTGGGACGCCAGCTGCCCGGTGCACGGAGCGGAGCCGGACCTGGACGCGACGGTCGCCGCCGCTGGCGCCCTGCCGATGCCGATTGGGGGCGCGTCATGACCTTCACCCCGAAGCGCTTCCAGACCGTGGCCCCACGTCCGGCCGACGTTGACGTGCCGCTGTCCCGGCTGGCCGCCGACATCCGTGCCACGGTCGCCCGGCAGCAGGCCTGCCAGCTCCTCGCCGACGCGGCCGAGCACACCCACTCCCCGTCGGACCAGATCGCCTACCACCTCGACGAGTGGCTGGTCACCCACCCCAAGGCCGCAGTCACCCAGCTCGCTGACTACCCGGCCTGGGCTGCCGAGATGGCCGCCCGCGAGACCGCCAACCGTGCCGCCCGTGAAGCCCTCAAGGAGATGTCGTGAGCCAGCCCCGCCTGTCCCAGGCCTCGATGAGCCTCGGCGACCAGCCGGACCTCATCACCTTCGAGGTCTACAACGGCCACTCCATCATCGGCCTCGGTACGGCTCTCGCCCTCAACCTGGACGGCGCCGACGAGGCCACCCTCGCCAAGCTCGTCGAGGTCGCCCAGCAGGCGCTGTCCATCGCGCGGCTGGAGAGCAGTCTGGCGGCCGTCTCATGACCGTCCTCCTCGACGGTACGGAGATCGACCTCGACCGCGTGCAGGTCGCGTTGGACGGTTCGCGCTGGCTGTGGACGTGCGAGCACACCGAGTCCGGCGACCCGCTGATGCTCCGCACCGACAAGGCCGGCGCCGGGATCCTGCCGCTGCCCGACGTGTACGCCGCGCACGGGCCGCTCGTACCGGAGCCGAAGCCGACCACGGCGGCCATGTACCGGCAAGTCCTGGACGTGCAGCTACCGGAGGCCACCCCGTGACCGCCCCGCTCCCGGCCTCACCGTCGCCGGCCGACGAGTTCGCGACCGCCCTCTACCTCCTGTACATCCGCCTCGCCGCCGCCGTCATCGCCGAACGGCAGGCCGAGCTCGCCGCCCTCATGGACCAGCAGCAGCACCTGAAAGGAGACCGGCCGTGAGCACTGTCGACACCGTCCGCAGCGTCATCTCCCACCGCGGCTTGTCCTGCCTCGAACTGCACCGCCTGCTCGGTGAACTGCAGCGCGAGGTGCACGGCTTGATGCCTCGCGCCGAGCAGGCCGCCGCGTTGGAGGCCCGGTTCGACGGGCAGGCCCGCACGATCCGCAGCCTCCGCGAGCAGCTCGACGAGGCGCGGCAGATCCGGGCCGACGTGTACGCGAAGGCCGGACGGTACGACGAGGCCGAGCAGCAGGCAGGGGAGGCACGGCGCCAGCTCGCCAGCCAGACCGACGAACTCCGAGCACTGCGCGCCTTCAAGGCGAACGTCAACTCGGTCAAGCCGCTGCCCCACCACCAGGCGCCCGCCACACCGCCGGCCGACCGGTTCGAGACCGGCACGCCGGTCCGGCTCGGCGCCTCACCGCTGGCCGTCACCAACCCCGGCCACGGCTCCAACGCCGACACCCAGCCGATCCCGCTGCTCGTCGCCGAGCCCGCCACCCCCTGATCGTCCGGCCGGGCGGTGTCCCGTCCCGCCCGGCCGGCGCCCAACGCAAAACCCCCCGAGCGTCGGAACCGCCCGGGGGATCGACACCACGATCCCACAGGAGATGACCTTGTCCGCGACCATCAACGCCCACCAGCTGAAGCTCCTCATCGACAAGACCGTCGAGCACATCGGCTACGAGGACCTGGAGCCGCTGCACGGCATCCGCCTCGACGTCGACAGTCAGTACCTGTACGCCGTCGCCACCGACCGGTTCACGGTCGCCGCTGCCCGCTACCGGTTGGACGACGGCGACCAGAACCAGGAGCCGTGGGCGCGCCTCATTCCCGCCGGCCAACTTCGCACCCTCCGCGAGTGGATCGACACGATGAAGGGCGCCGAACACATCACCGTCAGCACCGCCAAGAACCGCCTCGTCTTCGACGGCCCGCTCGCCGACCTCACCATCACCGTCGACCCGAGCCTGGAGTTCCCGGACTGGCGGGGACTGCTCCGCGGGATCGCCGCCCAGACCGTCGACGGTGAACCGTTCCCCGCTCTCAACTCTGCTTTCCTGAAGCGTTGGTCGGCGGCTGGCCAGAGTCTTCGCACCCGGGTCACTGCCGATCGGAAGGCGGTCCTGTTCTTCGGCGAAGACTTCATCGGCGCGCAGATGCCGTCCAACGGCGGCAGCATCGGCCCGGTCAAGGAGCAGACGTTCGAGTCCGCTCACAGCCTGTGGCTGTGGACCCTCGCCGCGGGCGGCACCGACGTCGACATGGCCAGCCTGCCGAAGCCCGAGGGCTCTCGCTTCGAAGCACCGAAGAGCGTTGAGGACACCGGCGAGACACTCCTGCGGGAAGTCCTCCGGTCCACACGCGACGTCACCGACTACGACACCGACCGCGAACTGTGGCACGCCCACATTCGCATCGCCGTCGCGAACTGGATGGCCTTCCGCTACCTCGACGCCCTCCACAACGTCGACCCGCGTGAAGCGCAGGACGTCGTCGCAGACGTTGCTGAGCAGCTCGACTCCGGCGAGATCGGCGAGTGGGCGTGGTGCGCTGCCGAGGAGGCCGGTCACAAGCCGCAGCAGTGGCAGGACGACTACGAGAAGGCGGTCGTGGAGCAGAACGCGAAGACGGCGCCTGCTTGGGCGGAGCGTCTCGCCCTCTCCCTGAACGCCGCACGCCTGGCCGACATCACCTTCACGGTCGCCTCGAACTCGCACGTCGCCTTCGACGAGGCGACCGGCCAATGGGCGGCGGTCAAGCCGCAGCCGGCCGACTCCGCCGCCTGATCCACCACCGCACAGACCGGTCGCGTCGAGTCCCCCCACCTCCGCGACCACCCAGGGCGTCTCGCCCCGCACCACACCCCCCGGTCGAGGCGAGACGCCCACCCATCCGCACACCCGAAAGCAGACCTCATGGATGCCAGCAGCCTCACCGTCACCGCCGAAGCCGCACGTCACGCCCTATGGCGCTACGACCGGACCGGTGGCGCCCAGCCCGGCACTTTCACCCAGCACCTCATGGCCGCCATCGAGAGCGCCGACATGCGCAACCGAGCCATCCTCCGCGAGACCTACCCCGAACTCTCCGAAGCCCTCCGCCTCGCCCGCTACGACGAGGACGGGCTCGCCAAATTGCAGGCCATCGCGAGCGGGGTGGCAGCGTGACCACCGCCCTCACGTATCCGTCCGGCGCTGTCCTCGCCCTCAGCCCCGACGCGCCCCGCGACGAGTGGCACGCCGTCCGCAAGACCGGCATTGGCGGCTCCGACATCGCTGCGATCTGCGGCCTCAACAAGTGGACGTCCCCGCTCGAGATCTGGCTGAAGAAGACCGGCCAGCACGTGCCCCGACGCGATAACCCCACGTTGGACGAGGCCGCCGAGATGGGCCACGAGCTCGAGCCCGTCACAGCCCGCCGCTTCACCAAGAAGACCGGCCTGCCGATCTACGACAACCCCGGCACCCTGCGCCTGCCCGATATCCCGTGGGCGATCGTCAACCTCGACCGCACCACCGAGGAAGCAGGCCTGCCCGGCGTCGTCGAGCTGAAGTCCCGCTCGAGCTACGCGCTGGCCGACTGGGAAGACGACACGCCCGTCGACGTGCAGGTGCAGACCCAGTGGCAACTCCTACTCACCGGCTGGTCCTTCGGCTACAGCGCCGCCCTGATCGGCGGACAACGCACCATCGTCCACCGCATCGAACGCGACGAGCAGCTCATCAACGACCTCCTCGCCATCGCCGCCGAATTCTGGGGCTGGGTCGAGACCGGCACGCAGCCGCCTCTCGACGGATCCCGCGCCACCGGCGACGTCCTCGACCGGATCCACGCCAACCCGAAGCGCATCGACGCAGTCGCCGACCCGGCCGAGGTCGAGAAGTGGCTGACCGCGCGACGCCTGGCCAAAGCCCAGCTCGAGGCCGCTGAAAGCGCGCTCACCGAGGCCGACAACCACCTCAAGCAGATCGCCGGCGACGCCACCGATGTCTACATCCGCGGCGAACTCGCCTACACGTGGCGCCCCCGGCGCGGCCAGATCAGCTGGAAGGCCGCCGCCCTCGAGGCCAACCCCGACCTCGACCCCGAGCCCTACCGGGGCGAAGACACCCGCACCCTCAACGTCGTCATGGAGCAGCAGTGACCAACGATGCCCGCAACGCCGTCGCCCGCCGCGCCGAGAACGTCGGCCAGCTCGAGCAGAACGGCGAGCAGAAGAAGCCGACCATGGCGCAGCAGATCGAGCGAATGAAGCCGGAGCTTGCGCGCGCCCTGCCCAAGCACATGGACGCGGACCGCATGGCCCGCATCGCCTTGACGCTGCTCCGCAAGAACCCCGACCTGGCCGATTGCACCACCGAGTCGTTCCTCGGCGCGCTGATGACCTGCAGCCAACTCGGCTTCGAGCCGGGCTCCCCGACCGGGGAGGCGTACATCATTCCCCGCAAGGGAGAGGCCGAGTTCCAGCTCGGCTACCAGGGCATGGTGACGCTCTTCTACCAGCACCCGATGGCGTCATCGGTGAAGGTCGAGACCGTCCGGGAGAACGACTACTTCGAGCACGAGGAAGGCCTCGAGGAGACGCTCGTTCACCGCCCCTGCAAGACGGGCCCGCGCGGCAAGGCGGTCGCCTACTACTCCGTGGCCCGCCTGATCAACGGCGGCCGGACCTTCAAGGTCATGTATCCGGCGGAGATCGAAGAACGCCGCCAGAAGATGCAGTCCGGCAACAGCCCGGCCTGGCGGAACCACTACGACGAGCAGGCCAAGAAGACGGTGCTGCGCAACCACTTCAAGGCCCTGCCGAAGTCCGCGTCACTGGCCCGCGCCATGGCCCACGACGGCACCGTCCGCACCGACCTCGCGGCCGACGCCATCGACGTCCCGCCCGAGTACCTCAGCGAGCCGCAGCGCCCCGAACTCGGCGCCGGCGCCACCGACTAGCCCGCACATCGGAGGCCGGCCGCGGGCAATGCGGCCGGCCCCTCGACCCAAGGACATCACATGACCCGTCGTCTGTCTGTTGCCGAGCGGCTCGCGTCCACGGAGAAGGACGCCCTCCTCGACGACATCGCCAAGCACTCCGAGTGGGACCGGTTCCTCGTCGAGCAGGCCGTCCTCCACTTCGGGGCCGTCGTCACCGAGTTCTCCTGCAACGACCTCCGGGACGTGCTCCCGGACCTGGGGCCAGGCTTCCTCGGCGCCGCCATCAACTCGCTGCGGTCTGCCGGGATCATCATGCGCACCGGGCAGGACGTGCCCTCCACCTCAGGCCCCACCAAGGGGCACGGGCTGAAGGTCTGGACCCTGACCGCCAAGGGCCGGGCCATCGCCGCCAAGCGCCGTGCCGCCCGCCAGCAGCAGGCGGAGGCAGCGTGATGGCCCGCCTGGAGCACCAGCCCCTCACCCGCCTGTACCTGGCCCTGATCGCCGCTGGTGCCGTCGTCGGCGCCATGACCGCAGCCGTGACCTGCCTCGTCGAGGCGCGCGGGAGGCGGACGTGAGCCCCATCGCCGACTGGGTGATCAACCTGATCGCCGACCACCCGGTCCCCGTCGTACTCGCCCCAGCGACCTTCGTCGCCGTCTGGTGCGGACTCAACGCCATCAGCCAGCAGGTGGAACGGCGGCGGGAGCGGCGCGCGGAAGCCCGCGCCATCCACCAGATCGAACTCTTCGCCAACGACCCCGACAACCACCGGAAGGAGAAGCCATGAACACCAAGTCTCTTCCGGAGCACGGCACCTACGCCCGCGGTAACGGCGCCCCTGGCTACCGCGAACCCTGCTACTGCGGCCCCTGCCGAAAAGCCGTGCGCCGCGGACGCAAGAAGTACAACGTCAACCGGCAACTCGGCCAGCCCGCACTCGTCGATGCGACTCCAGCCCGCGAGCGACTCCAGCTCCTCCAACTGACCATGACCGGGGCGCAGATCTGTGCGGCCACCGGATGCCAGGCAGACAACCTTCGCTATATCGCCGACGGGCGCCGCAAGCAGATCCGCCGCAGCACCCTCAACCAGATCCTCGCCGTGCAGGTCGAGCAATCCGCACCCGGCAAATACGTCGACGTCACCGGCACGCGCCGTCGCATCCAGGCTCTTCGCGCCATCGGCTGGTCCGCAAGGGTCATCGCCGAAAAGGCCGGCAGTGCTGAGGCCCGCATCCAGCTCATCGCATCGGGAGCGCAGCCCACCGTCCGCCACTTCCTGGCCGTGAAAATCGTCCGGACCTTCGCCGAGCTCCACCAGACACCGGCACCCCCCGGATGCAGCGCCACCATCACCAAGAGGCACGCCCTCGCCAACGGCTGGGCGCCGCCCGGAGCCTGGGACGACATCGACGACCCGGCCGCCATGCCCGACTGGACCGGCTGCTGCGGCACCGACCGCGGTTGGTGGCTCCACAGCGTCAACAACATCCCCGTCTGCCTGGCCTGCAACGCCGCCCACCAGCAGTGGAAGAACGACCGCGCCCACCTCAGCCACAAGGACCGGTGGGCGGAATTCGGCAAAGCCAAGGCCGCCGCCTCGAACCGCGGCGCCGCCATCGCCCACGACGCCCGCGAACTCATGCACGTCAGCGGACTCGACTACGAACAGGCAGCCGAACGACTCGGCATCACCCGCCAGCACCTCCAGCAGGAACTGATCCGCCACCCCGAGACGACCGAGGCGGTGGCGGCATGAACGGGCATCGCGTCGGCGCCGGCACCCGCGAGCGCCTCTACGTCTCCACCACCAGCACCTACGACCCGCACAACGACCTCGACTTGATCGCCATCGAGTGTGCGCTCAACGGCGAACCCGTGCAGCTCACCCTCGCCGAAAAGATCTACGCCGCGCGCATCCTCGACAGTCGCGGCGTCGCGCTCAAGGCCATCAGCCAGCAGGTCGGATCCGACCACTCCACCGTCCAGGGCTGGAAAGACAACGGCTGGAAGCCCGGCGGAGGTCACCCCCGAAGCCGCACCCGCACACCCCGGCCCGAACCGGTCTGCGGCGAACCCCGCATGTACCGCCGCCACCTCAAGGCCGGCGAGCGCTGCGAAGTCTGCAGAGCCGCCAACGCCGCAGCAGACCGCCGCTACCGGCTCACCGGCAGCCGCAACGAGGTGGTCGCGTGACCCCCGCCGAGCGGCACGCCGCCATCGCCAAATACGACCGGCAGGGGCTCTCCGCCCAAGCCATCGCCGCGATCCTCGACTGCACCCCGCGCACCGTCCACCGCGCCCGCGCCAAACGACGGGCTAACGGAGACAACTGGACCTGGGCACTACCCGAGCCCGACGAAGTCGCCATCGAACGGGCCGCGTCAGGAGACCAGCCCGCCAGTCTCACGTGGATCGAACGACGCGCCGCCTACGCGCTGTGTGACCAGCGGGGCGTACCGGCCCGGATCACCGCCTCCCGGCTCGGCGTCACCAGGCAGTCCGTCTACTACGCCCGCAGCCGCCGCCAAGCCGCCTAGCCCGGACATGACGAAGCCCCGCCGAGGCGGGGCCGGAGGAGGAGGGGACGTGACGTCAGTCGGAGTCTGCGGCGTCGGCGAGGACGCGTTCCTCGCCGAGGGCCTCAAGCGCGCGCTCGTAGAAGTCCATGCCGACGATGACGGCCACGCGCTTGCTGCGGCTGGTCAGGACGGTCGTCTCGTCGTAGTAGCGGGCCCGCTCGATCGCCTCGGCGAGGGAGTTGCGGACCTCGGCGATGGGCTTCTGGTGCTCCGTCTTCTCCGCGCTCATGTCGGGAGTGTACCTCACGACCATGATGTACATGAGCGCGGTGAACGCTATGATGTACATGAAGCTGTGAACCTCCGGACGAATTGCTCCGGAAATGCCAGCCCGAATTGCCATGCGCAATCGACATTGCTCTTCCAGATCGAGGGACAAATGGCCGTCTCCAAACGACTCCGGTACGAGATCCTCCGCCGGGACAACCACACGTGCCGCTACTGCGGCGCCACTGCCCCCGACGTCCCGTTGCGCGTCGATCACGTCACCCCGGTCGCGCTCGGCGGCACCGATACGCCCGGCAACCTCGTCACCAGCTGCGAGCCCTGCAACAGCGGAAAGAGCTCAAGCAGCCCCGACGCTACCCACGTAGCCGACGTCTCGAACGACGCCCTCCGGTGGGCCGCAGCCATGACGCGAGCCGCGGAAGTCCTGCTCGAACAAGAGAAGCCGAAGGACGCCTACAGGGAAGCCTTCCTCGCGGAATGGAACCGCTGGGGTGTCGGCGAGGGCAAGAAGCGGAAGACGGTCGGACTCCCGGGCGACTGGAAGCCCAGCATCGAGCGCTTCCGTGTCGCTGGCCTTCCGTCGTGGGTGTGGGGCGAGATCGTCGACACCGCCATGGGGTACGACAAAGTCCTCCAGGCCAACAAGTTCAAGTACTGCTGCGGCATCGCCTGGAACAAGGTCACCGAACTGCAGGTCGAAGCGCGCCGCCTCGTCGGTGGCCGCAACTCCACAGAGAGCACCGCCCCGATCCCGGCAGCCCTTGCCGACCTCGTGGTCGAGGTGTGGCGCCGCGAGGCAGATCAGGGACTCACTGCCGAGCAGGAAGCCGAACTGCGAGCGCACGTAATCGAAGTCGCTGAGACCGAACTCGACGAGGAGGAGGTCCTCAAGGGCATCAAGTACGCAGCCTGGTTTGGCGAGTTCAGTATCGACGGCGGACTCGCTCGCGCCATGGCTGACGAAGACCACGTTGAGGTCATGCGGTGGGAGTTCGCCTGGAGCGCAGCTTCCGGGAAGCACCCGACGGAAGCGCAGTCGGCCACCTACGAGGCTCATCGACAGGCTCTGCGGAAGGCTGGGGCAAGCAACCTCGTCCTGGCCACAGCATCGGCCGTGGCCGGCTTCGCCCTCTCTTGCGTACCCCACTTCGGAATCTCCGACGACCACCTGAAGCTCGCAGGCATCAACGCCAAGCGGCAAACCGCTGAGGACTTCTGGGCGTTGGCCTTCGTCGCCACGGCGGCTCGATGGCCAACCGAAGAGGAACGACACAAGTTCAGGGCACAGCTTGACCGGCTGACAGATGAGGGCGGCTACCTCATCTTCGATGCCAACGCGGCTGCGGTTGGGGCCGGCGCCGCACAGGAAGCCGACCTCTACTGGAACGTGCCACGGCAGTTCTCGGCCCTCCTCGCCGCAGCCAAGCCGCTTGCTGGCGGTGAGAACTGATGGCCCGCATCCGCTCCATCAAGCCCGAACTCCGCACCTCCATCACCGTGTCCCTGTGGCCGCGCGAGGTCCGCTACTTCTTCATCCTGATCTGGGGCTACCTCGACGACTACGGGCGCGGAGTCGACGACGAACTCCTCATCGCCTCCGACTGCTTTCCCCGCGACCGCGACGTCACCCCCGAGGTCGTCGACGGCTGGCTGGAGACCATCGCCGAGGCCGGCCCGCTGTGCCGCTACGAGGTCGACGGCCGCCGCTTCCTGCACGCCCCGAACTGGCGTGAGCACCAGAAGCCGTCGCACCCCACCAGGTCGAAGATCCCGCCCTGCCCGGAGGACGAGCCGGAGGACTTCAAGAGGTGGCGCGAGGCCAATCCTCAGCGCCTCCGGAATCGCTCGCGAAAGTCTCGCGAGTCCTTCGCGAAGATCCCCGAGCCCTCCGCAGGACCCTCCGGAAGCCTCTCCGGAGGCCCTTCCGAGGCCCCCGGCGGCGGGCATGGACATGCCGAACCGGCACCTGCCTCGGATGACACGGTCGAGCCCGACGAGGGTGAAGAAACCCCAGCTCACGCCTGGTACGACGACGCTCCCGAATCTCTCCCGAACTCCTCCGGAAACGCTCCGGAGCATTTCGTCCCTGAGCAAGGGAGCAAGGGAGCAAGGGAGCAAGGGAGCAAGGGAGAGGGGGGTGTGGGGGGTAGCGGTCGATTCGACCAGCAGCGGCAGGAGTCGCAACCCGCCTCCCGGCCTGACAGCCGGACCTCCCTCCACGAGATCCCCGACGACTTCGCAATCACCGACGTGGAACGTCGCTGGGCCCACGCCACCTACCCCGCCCTCGACCCCGACTTCGAGACCCAGCAGTTCATTCGCTACTGGCGCAGCGAGGGCCGCCGCAAGCGCAACTGGCACGACGCCTGGCAGAAGTGGATCGCCGACTCCGCCAAGCGGGCATCCGAACGCGCCACCCGCCCCCAGTTGCGCTCTGTCGGAGGCACCGGCTCCCGCGTCGACTCCCACACCGCAGACGACTACACCAACTCGAAAGTCGAGGACCTGTTCGCATCATGACCACCACCGACCACGACGCCTGGCGAGCCGAGGCCCAAGCCGAAGCCGTCGCCAACCGCCTCCAAGCCTTCCTCGACCGCCGCCCCGCCGCCTTCGAAGAACCCGGTCAGCTCCGGGCCGACGTCCGCACCTGGATGGACGGCTACCTGGCCGGCCGCCACGGATCACTCATCCTCACCGGCGAGATCGGCACCACCAAGACGTGGCACCTGTGGAAGCTCAACGAAACCCTCCTCCGCCGCGGCTGGCAGGGCCTGTTCCGCATCGCCACCACCTACGACGTCAAGGTCGCCACCGACCGGCCCGTCGACCACGAGGCGCTCACCCGATGGCGCGAGGCGGACCTGTACGCCATCGACGACCTCGGGGCCCGCGCCGTCAACGACTGGACAGCCGACGCCATCAGCGAACTCATCGACAGCCGCTGGCAGAACCGCCGGCCGACCGTCATCGCAACGAACCTGACGACCGGCGAACTCCGCAACGTCCTCGGCGACCGCGCCGCCTCACGCATCGGCGACGGCGCCACCGTCGCCCGCTTCACCGGCGCCGACCGCAGGAAGGGCAACACCCAGTGACCCACGAAGACTTCGAGCCCGAGCCGCACCGCGAATCCCGGACCCCTCACGACCTGGCCGCCGAGATGGCCACCCTCGCCTCGATGCTCCTGTCACGCGACGCGATCGCCGACGTCACCGAGATCATCAAGAACCCGGCCGACTTCTACCGGCCCGCCCACCAGACGATCTTCAGCGCGATCGTGGTCCGCTACCTCGACGGTGCACCCGTCGACCCGATCGTCCTGGCCGACGACCTGACCAAGACCGGCGACCTCAGCCGAGTAGGAGGCGCCTCCTACCTGCACCACCTCGTCCAGCAGGTGCCGAGCGCCACGAGCGGCGAGTACTACGCCGAGATCGTCCGCGAGAAGGCCGTCCTGCGGAACCTGCAGTCCGCCTGCAACCGCACCCTGCACGTCATCGCCGACGGCACCGCCGAGACTGGTGAACTCCTCGACGACCTGCGAGCCGAGGTCGACGGCATCGCCGACGACACCAGCCGCGGAGACGAAGACACCCTCATCGGCGCCGACGGCGAAGACTTCCTGGAGCAGCTGGAAGAGCTGCAGAAGAACGGGCCGGCCCGCGGAGTGAAGACCGGATTCACGGACTTCGACTCGCTGACCAACGGCCTCCAGCCCGGCCAGTTGATCGTCATCGCCGCGCGTCCCGCCATCGGCAAGTCCACGCTCGGCACCGACATCGTCCGCCACGCGACGATCGTCGAAGGACTGCCGGCCGTGTTCTTCAGCCTGGAGATGTCCCGCACCGAGCTGAAGATGAAGATCGCCTCCGCTCAGGCGCGTGTCGCCCTGCACCACCTGCAGAGCCAGAACGGCATGACGGACGACGACTGGACGCGCCTCGCCAAAGCCTGGCCGATGATCAACGCCGCGCCGCTCGACATCGTCGACGACGCCGGACTGACGCTGACGAAAATCCGATCGCACTGCCGGCGCATCAAACGCAAGCGGGACCTGCGGCTCGTCGTCATCGACTACCTCCAGCTCATGGAGGGCGAGATGTCCGGACGCAGCGAAAACCGGCAGCAGGAAGTCGCGAAGATCAGCCGAAGTCTGAAGAAGCTCGCCGCAGAGCTCCAGGTCCCCGTGATCGCCATGTCGCAGCTGAACCGCGGCGCCGAACAGCGCACCGACAAGAAGCCCCTGCTGTCCGACCTTCGGGAATCCGGGGCCATCGAGCAGGACGCCAACATGGTGATCCTTCTCCACCGCGAAGACGCCTACGACCGCGAGAGCCCCCGGGCCGGCGAAGCCGACTTCATCGTCGCCAAGAACCGCGGCGGCCCCACCGCGACCATCACGACCGCGTTCCAAGGCCACTACAGCCGCTTCGTCGACATGGCGCAGACATGACCGACTCCTGCCCCAACTGCTGCGAGCGCGGCATAACCCCGGCCGCCGAACGACGTCGCGGCGACTCGATCGTCCACGGCTACCAGTGCCCCGCCTGCGGACACCAGTGGGCCACCAGCCGGCTCCTGTCGGCGTACTCCGAAGTCCACCGCGCCGCTGACCGCCGACGACGTCCCGCCGCTTGACCTCGCCCGTTGACCCGCGCCCACCCCTCCGCCGCCTGACCTGCCAACACGCCACCCCAACAACAGGTCCGCACCAACACCACACCGCCACTCACACCGGGAGAACACCCCATGACCAGCACCCGAACCCCGTACTGCACCAAGATCCGCTACGGCATCACCGGCGCCCCGATCCTCACCGGCGACGAGATGGACGGCACCTTCGCCCCAGGCGTCGGCATCGTCCCGAACCTGATCGAACTCGTCTACAGCCCGGCCCGCGACGGCAAGCCCGCATCCGTCACCGCTTCCGTGACCGGCGCATGGACGCGCTTCGGCGAGCGCAACCCGGACGGGTTCGGCGGACAGATGACGACGCACTTCACCAAGAGCCTCGACTCCTGGCCCGCCTGGCTCGCCACCGAGGCCCGCCTCCACGACCCCGCTGTCGTTTCCGCCCGTTGACCCCCACCCCCGCACCACCACACCCCTGAAAGGCCAGGCCAAGACCATGACCATCGACGAGGAAGAGCGCGAGGCACGCGCTACCGCGATCGCTCAACTTCTGAGCTCCGCCGAGACCGCGACCGAGATGAACGCGCTCACCCGCGTCGGAATCCGCTCCGGATTCCTCTGGCGCTGCCCGCGCTGCAAGGAACCCCAGTACGCCAACCGGGACGCCTGCTGCGGCCAACCGCGGCCCGCTGTCTGACCGTCTGCCGCGGCTACCCGGACACGGGACACCCGACAGACCCCACCCACACCCAGACCCGCTGACCAACACGGAGACGACCATGACCCAGCCCCTCACCGAGCAGCAGCTCGACGACATCGAAGCCCGCACCAACGCCGCCACCCCCGGACCGTGGGGCGTCTACACGTTCGGCGGCGACAGCCTCATCGAGATCGCCGCCGACCTGGAAGACACCGGCTGCGGCTACCGCGCCCGACGCACCATCGCCCGCTTCGAGGACGAGCCCCTCGACAACGACCCGGCGCACAGCGAGTGGACGGCGGAGGAGGACTGGGTGCAGGTCCGGGCGGATGCCGCGTTCGTCGCCCACGCCCCCGAGGACGTGCGTGCGCTGCTCGCCGAGATCCGCCGGCTGAATGCCGCGCTCACGCAGATCCGGCACCTGCACAAGGACTCCCCGATGGGCCCCTGCCCCGTCTGCATCGACGCTGACGCGGCCGCGGCGGGCGGTGACGGCCTCGTGCCCTACCCGTGCCCGACGGGCCGTCTCGCGGGCGCCCAGGACTGCGACCCGCCGCACGTGCGCGCTGCCGCCCCGTCCGCATGACCACGCAGCACGGGCCCACACCGATCAAGGAGACGACCATGACCGACGACACCCACGTCCAGCACACCTGGCAACTCGCCCGCGGCAGCGACGAGATCACCATCGACCTGTGGACCGACGGCTACAGCGTCCGCGTTGACGGCGGCGACCACGACGACTCCGAGGGCGGACGCACCGACGTCGACCGGCTCCTCGCCAAGTACCAGGCCGTCGGCTACCGGACCGTGAGGGACTACCCGGTCAACGACCCCGAGGACACGTCCGCCGACGAGCCGGCCGACAAGCCGGACGGATGCCCCGAGTGCGGCAGCCCCGTCGAGCACGCCTCCAACCACATCGCTGACCACCGTCAGGGCGACGCGTGGCTGTGCACCGGCTGCCGGTGGGGCGAGTGGATCGCCTGACCGCCTCACGCAGCACGGCGGCCCCGCTCGAACCGGGGCCGCCGCCCGCCCATCATCCGACACCCCGACTTGGAGCCCCGCATGACCGACACCACCAACCCACAAGCCGACGAGCTTTCCGTCGCCCGCGCCACGAACCAGCGCCTCAACGCCCGAGCGCAGCGGCTGGAAGCCGAACTCGCCGCCTACCGCCGGGCCGTGGCGCAATGGGAGATCAGCGACCAGATGACCTACGTGCCGCTGCGCTCCCTCGCCGCGATTGCCACGGCTGCTGGACTGGCCGTGCCCGAGCAGTGGGAGCTGCACTACCAGCGGCTCCAGCGCGCCGAGGCCGCCGCCGTCCCGGTCCCGGCGTCCGCACCCACCGACCGGGCCGCCCTGCTCGCTGAGGCCATCCGACGCGTCGAGGACCCGAAGGAGCGAGCGAGCACCGTGGGCTCCGGACTGGGGTGGGAGTCCGCGCGGGACGTGCTGCGCCGCATGGCCGACGCCGTGCCCGTGTCCGGCCCGGGTGGTGCAGCCGACGAGACACGGGCGCCGTGCGGGCGGTCCTCCGCGATGCCGACCCCGTGCTCGGCCGGCGACCACTGCTGTACCGGACCCAGTAAGGCACAGCAGCCCGCCGCCGTAGCCCAGCCCGACGGGGAGGCCTGACCCATGGCCGAGCCCTACGTCCGACCCACCCGCTACGCCGTGAACCTGCTGCCCGAAACCAGCATGTACGCCCCCGTCTTCGAGATCACCGTCGAATACGAGGGCCGCGGCCAGTGGGCGATCCGCCACCTCGGCTGGTGCCTCGGCCATGAAGGCGCCTGGGACTACGAACGACGCCCGTCCGCACGCGAGGACGACTGGATCGCCATCCACCGCTTCGACCTCGACACCGCGCTGCGCCTGGCGAAGCAGCAGGCGCCGCTGGTGACGGTGAACGGGGCCACGGCTGTCGACGTCCTGGCCCAACTCGGCGAGGCGCCCACCTCGTGCAACCACCGGCCGGCCCACTGCTGGGGCTGCCCCGGCGGCTGCACCTCATGCCGATGCCACACCGACCAGGAGCAGCCGTGACAGCCGAAGACACTCTCCGAGAGCAGACCCGGGCCACCCTCAAGGCGGCCGGCATCAGCCAGGCCGAGGCATGCCGCCGCCTCGGGATCAGCACCAAGTACATGAGCCAGATGCTGACTGGCCGGGCTCCGCTCACGCTGCCGTGGGCGGAGCGGATCGTCGCGCTGTGCGGGCGGCGGGTCGTGACTGCCGTCAAGCGCCAGCCCAAGAAGCCGACCCCGTGACCGGCCCCCTGTTCGGTGAGGCGGTGACCGTCCTGTTCGTCACCTGCCGCGCCCTCGCCGCGTGGGTGATCGCCGCCGCGTTCGTCGTGACGGTCTGCCTGTACACGGTGGTCCTCACCGGAGCGTGGGCCACCCGGAAGGCGTGGCGTGCCGCCAGACGGGACAGAACGGTGCCTCTCGCGGCCTCGCAGCCCGAATGCGACCCGCACGCCACCAACACCCCCACGACGCCCACAGTGCCCGCGTGGGCCCGCGCAGACAAGGAAGCCGCATGACCAACCGCTACGACACCGACCCCGCCGCCCTCGCCTGGGCACGCGCCAAAGTCCAAGCCGAGATCGACCGCTGCAACGACTTCACCACCAGCGCACTCGCCGCCGGGAAGCCCGAGCAGGCCGACATGTGGCGCCGCCTCGCCAACCGCATGCAGCGCACCCTCGTCGGCAACGAGGACTGCGTGATCGCCGCGTTCGACGAACGCCTGCCCGCCATGGCGAAGGCCGTCGACCACAGCATCCCGCCCGCCATCGACCGCGCCATCCGACGCGACCACAGCCTGTGCGGCAAGTACCCCTGCTCGGACTGCCGATGACCCGCGTCGACTGGGGCTGGGTCGCCACCGTCACCGTCATCGTCGCCCCGTTCGCCTACTGCGCCCTCACCACCATCCGACACACCTGGCACGCACTCACACACCGCAACCGGAGAACCCGATGACCAGCCACCCCACCCCCGACAACCACCACCACTGGTGGTTGGTCACCGGCCGCTGGGACCGCCTCCACGCCATCCCCGGCACCGCCATCACCCCCGAGCAGATGCGGACCGCGATCGACGACATGCAGCCACTCCCCGCCCGCGCCGCCTGCCACCTCCGCCGCGAATGGCAGATGCCCGGCATCGCCTCCCGCCTCGTCCGCACCCGCTGCACCGCCTGCTGCCACGCCCTCGGCATTCCGACCGGACACGGCACACCCGCAAACAACACCAGGGACAACGCATGACCGCCCCAGGCGGGGAGGCGGGCGTGACCGGGCGGGATCTCAGCGAGCGGGAGGCCGAGGTTCTCCGCCGGGCCGCGAACGGCGAGACGTACCGGCAGATGGCCAGCGACTGGGGCGTCGAGGAGATCACGGTCCGCACGACCGGGGCCCGCGTCTTGCGGAAGCTCGACGCCAACACCATCGCCCACGCCGTCCACCTCGCCCACAACGCTGGCCTGCTCCGCCGAGAACGCCACGGCGACCACGCCGGCTACGCAGCCCACCTCTACCGAGGCGAAGAAGCCTGCGACCTGTGCAAGGCCGGGGAACGGGCCTACCGCAACGAGCGACGCAACCAGCAACGAGAGAAGGCCGCATGACCACCCAGCCCCCGCCATGCCCCAACTGCAGTCGCCACGAGGCCGCCTTTGACCGCCTCCTGTCGCTGGTCACCGAGGACGGCTACCCCGCCATCTACGTCTCCCGGGAACGGATCCTCGCCGCCATCGACGGCGGACCGACCGCAGCCGAAGCAGCCAGCGACGACCGCACCTGACCCACCCGCACCGCCGCAAGGAGCCCCGCCGATGTTCCTCGACGACACCCCACAGACCGAGCCCTGCGCCATCTGCGACAAGCCGTCCCGCACCCGCGTCCACCCCGGCTGCCGCGACCGCATCGCCGCCAACCTCCGTGCTCTGCCCGGCCTCTACCGGAGACTCGCCGACGCACTCCAGCCCGGACGGCGCGGCGGCGACGGACGCTCCGCCACCCGCAACCCGCCCCTGCCGTGCAGCCTCGACAGCCTCGACCTCCGAGCCCGCGGCGGCATCGAAGGCGTCGTCGGCAGCTGGGCACGCGATTTGTGCGAACGCGAGCAGTGGGACGTGCCCGACTACACCAGCGTTCAAGCCATCGTCGACTGGGTGTCTGTAAGCACTTCTTTGGGCTCCACTGCACCGACTGAAAGTGGCTCCACGGTGTAAGAAGTTGATCTGGCTCCACTCGGTGGGCGATGGGCGGAAGCCGGGTATAGGCCTCAGGGTGAGAGGGGGTCCTGACGCGATCGGCCGAGCCGTGAAAGGCTCGACGGATGGACGTCATCGCGCAGGCAATGTCCGCCGTGATCCCCGGTGGGGTGAAGCGCGGTGAGCTGGTCCGCAGGGGGCGCGTGTTGCGCTGGGTCGAGGCGGGTACCGGCGGCCCGACAGTGGTCCTGGACGCGGCCAGTGGCACACCCGCGCTGACCTGGATGCCGGTTCTATCCGCGCTTGCCGAGCACACCCGTGTCATCGCTTATGACCGAGCCGGGCTCGGCGCGAGTGATCCCGCGATGCCGGTCACGATCGACTCTGAGATCGACGACCTGAGCGCGCTCTTATCCCATACGGGAAACGGGGCATGCGTCCTGGTCGGCCACAGCTGGGGCGGCATGCTGGCCCAACTCGTCGCCTGGGCCCACCCGAAGCTGATAGCAGGGCTGGTCCTCGTGGACCCTGCACACGAGGACTTCCAGCCCTGGACCATCCGCGCAGCTGAAGCAGTACTTACCTGGCCGTCCGTCCTAAGGAGGGCCCTGGGGTCAGCTGATCGCTCTCTTCGCGAGCAGGCCGCGCAGGAAGCGGGCAAGAGGAGCGGCGATCCGCGCGTCCAGGACCTGCTCGTCGAGGCGGAACTGGCCTGCAACGCGCACGAGTACCAAACGCGCACCAGCACTGCGGAGAGCCGGCTGCTCCGCACCCATATCCCGGCTGTCCGGCGGCTACGTGCCTGCTCGCAGCTGCCCGACGTGCCGGTGGTCGTCCTGAGTGCGACCCGGGGTTTACCGAAGGGCCTGCGGACTCGGTGGACCTCGTTGCAGGCCCAGATCGCCGCCACGGCCGTTCGAGGCGAGCACGTCGTGGTGCCCGACGCAGCCCATTACATACACGACAGCCGGCCTGAAGCCGTCACGACATCGGTGCTCACCGTTGTCGATCTGGCACGGGACGGGCAAGCCTCGCAATGAGGAGCAACCCCGCAGATGACGCTCGTCCCGAAGGAGAAGTCACGCTAACTGGATACGGGTCGGACCAGGAACGCATGACGGAACGGCTGGCACGGACCCCGGCAATCACAAAAGCGCGAAGGCTTTCGATGATCGGGCAAGGCGTGCCAGTACGCCACCACCGCCCGAGCCAGCACCTACTGGCGGACGCCATTAGCACGGCGGACCGCGCCGCAACATAGGCCGGAGAAGCTCGCGCCTACGCCGACAGGCAGGTCCGCGACGTGCCCTCTTTGGAGTGAATGCACTGCTCCGTCCGCCCGGCGACGGCAGGGTGTGTGCGTCGATCACGGTCATGTCGGGGCCGTGTGTGTTGATCACGGTCATGTCGGGAGGCCGGGGTGGGTTTGTCGCGCGCTGAATTGTTCGCCGCGATCCGGAGAGACAGACGTCTCGATCCGGAGCTGTCGCAGCGGGCTCTTGGAGAGAAGTACGGAGTGCACCGCAGGACGGTGCGTCAGGCCCTGAACTCCGCGGTCCCGCCGCCGAGGAAGAAGGCGGTGCCGCGGGCGACGGTCCTGGACCCGGCCAAGGTCTGGATCGACGCGATGCTGCGGGAGGACCTCACCGCACCGCGCAAGCAGAAACACACGGCCCGGCGGATCCATCAGCGCCTCGCCCAGGACCACGGCTTTGACCAGGCGTCGTACTCGACGGTCTGTGACTACGTCCTGATCCGGCGCCCGCAGATCGAGGCCGAGGCCCGGGAAGGGCACCGGCATATGGACGGGATGGTTCCTCAGGTGCATCTTCCCGGCGAGGAAGCGGAAGTCGACTTCGCTGACGTGTGGGTCCGGCTGGCGGGCGAGGTGGTCAAGTGCCACCTGTTCACGCTGCGAATGTCGTACTCGGGCAAGGCCGTCCACCGGGTTTATGCCTCACAGGCACAGGAGTCCTTCATAGAAGGGCATGTCGAGGCGTTCAACGTCCTGGGCGGGGTCCCGGCCCGCCACATCCGTTACGACAATCTGAAGCCGGCGGTCAACCGGATCTGCACCGGCCGCAGCCGCGTGGAGTCGGAACGATGGCTGACATTCCGCGCCCACTACGGCTTCGACGCCTTCTACTGCATCCCCGGCCAGGAAGGCGCACACGAGAAGGGCGGAGTCGAACACGAGGGCGGACGCTTCCGCCGCACGCACCTCGTCCCGGTCCCCGATGTCGCCTCGCTGGCCGAACTGAACGAGAAGATCGCGGCGATCGACGCGGCCGAGGACACGCGGATCCTGTCGGGCAGGCTGACCACCATCGGCTTCAATTTCACCAGCGAGAAGGACGAGTTGCTGCCGCTGCCGTTCGAGGAGTTCGAGTGCGGCATCACGCTGACGCCGAAGGTCGACCGCAGCAGCCGGATCACGGTCCGCCAGTGCCACTACTCGGTGCCCGCCCGTTTCATCGGGCAGAACGTGCGCGTCCTGCTGCGGGGCAACGAACTACTGGTGTTCGAACGGCGGACGATCGCCGCCCGTCACCCCCGGCTGACCCGGCGGGGCGAGTTTCGCGACGAACTCGACCACTACCTGGAGATCCTGCTGACCAAGCCGGGCGCCATGGCCGGTTCCACCGCCCTGGCAACCGCCCGCCAGAACGGATCGTTCACCGAGGTCCATGAGGCGTTCTGGGCCGCGGCCCGCACCGCGCACGGAGACGCGGCGGGGACCAGGGCCCTGATCGAGGTCCTCCTGCTGCACCGGCGGATGCCGGCCGAGGCGGTCCAGCTGGGCATGGCGGCCGCGATCCGGGCCGGCGCTGCCACCGCGGACGTCGTGGCCGTCGAGGCCCGCAAAGCAGCCGCGCAAACACCAGAGCCCGCCGAGAAGGGAGACGACGGAGACGACCCGCCGCCGTGGGCCGAGCCCAGCGGGGTGGTCTCCCTGACGGCCCGCAGAGCCCAGCTGCCCGAGGACAATCGCCCGCTGCCGACCGTGAGCCACTACGACCAGCTCCTGACCCGCCAACCGAAAGGCACTGCATGAGCACGACCGCCGCACCCACCCGCCAGCACGTTCCTCCGCCCCGCCGGGACGTCGGACCGGAGGAGGCCGTGGACACGGCCATCGACGAGGCATGCCGCAGCCTGCACCTGCCCACCATCCGCAGCCGGGTCTCGGAGATGGCCGAGGAGGCGATGCGTCAGCGGTCCAGCTACAAGGACTTCCTCGCCGACCTGCTGGAAGCCGAGTGCGCCGAACGCGAGGAACGGCGCAAACAGCGGCTGGTCAGAGACGCCAACTTCCCCCGGCCCAAGCGTCTGGAAGACTTCGACTTCACCGAAAACCCAAACGTCACCCCGGAACTGGTCGGCACCCTGTCGGATCCCTCCTGGGTCAAGGCCGGGCAGCCGCTCTGCCTGATCGGCGACTCCGGCACCGGCAAGTCCCACCTGCTCATCGGGATCGGCACCGCCATGGCCGAGGCTGGCCTCAAGGTCCGCTACACAACCACGGTCAACCTGGTCAACGAGCTCGCCGAGGCCGCCGACGAGAAGAAGCTGGTCCGCACCATCGCCCGCTACGGCCGCGTCGACCTGCTCTGCCTGGACGAGTTTGGATACCTCGATCTCGACAAGGCCGGAGCGAAACTACTGTTCCAGATCTTCACCGAGCGCGAAGAACGCAGGGCCATCGCCATCGCGTCGAACGCCCCGTTCTCCGAGTGGAAGCAGACTTTCACCGACCCCCGGCTCTGCACCGCGATCGTCGACCGCGTCACCTTCAACGCACACATCGTCGAGACCGGCACCGACTCCTACCGCTTCGCCCAGAGTCAAAAGAAGCGACGCCGCTGACCTCGAACGACAACCGCGGCCGGCCTCCCTCACGGGAGGCCGGCCGCAGCCGTTTCGGGCCCGGCCGCCAAGTCCCAGTGCCGACCGGACCATCGCCCGTTCTCGTCCACCCGCCACGGGCACTGGGCGGCCCGCAACCTGCGTCGAGTCGGGTCGGCAGCCCTCCACGCACCTGTCGGGGGCACGCTTTCGGAGGTCTGACCGAGACTCCAAAACTACCGCGCCGACCCCCTGTCCCGGCCAGCAGAACCACTCGTTCGAAGTGGGGCCAAATCACCTTGCTGCAGGAGCGTGAATCACACCAATAC